AGAAAATGGGATTGGTATCAAATTGGAGGAAGATTTTCAGGGTTGTTAAAATTAAAAGATAGTGAAAATAAAGTCGATTCAGCAAAAGTTAAAGAAATAGATTTTTCTTTAGATGTAAAAGAATATAATAAGAATTTACGATTTTGGGAATTGGTTGTTGAAGGTGATACTCCTAAGAATAATGAAGAACAAAAAATTGTGGATAATTGTTTTTATAAGCCTGAATATTACTCTAATAGACATGACAATAAAGAACAGTTTGCGCAATTAAGGACGGAATTTGGGACATATGCAGTAATCACACCGGATGGGAAATGGCATTCTAAAGGCGATATGGGCTGGTGGGGATTTAGTAGTGAATCTGATGAAGAAGCAAAGAATTGGAATAAATCTTTTAGGGAAATGTTTATTGATGATGCCGATCCTGAATGGACATTAACTGTAGTTGATTGTCATATTTAAGATATCAAAAAATGGTATTTATTAACAAATTGAATACTATATATAGTGTTCTTAATTCACATTATATACTACATATAGTATACCGAATAAAACCAAAATTTTAACACCTGCAAAGGAGGTGACATATGCCAAGACTAGAAGAGTGGTCAATTGTTGCAAAACCATGTAATCCATTTCAGGCTCCTGAATTGTGGAGTAATGTACTACATGGAAAAGTATATGATAACGAAAGATTTGAAGATGAATCAGAAATTTCCACTTCAAACATTCATGAATTAAACCTAAAAGAGAATTATGCTCAGACAAGAAATACAAGATATGAATTAGGCAAACCATCTGAAGAATATTTGAACTGGTTAGATAGCAATGGAAAGACACTGGAAGATTACATAATAGGATAAATGTAGAACTAAAAAAGAATAATTTGACAATATAATATTTATATAGTATTATTATATTCCAGTCACTATTTTCCAAGATTCCACGCTGCCTAAGTGTGTCGAAATAAATAGATTCAACGTAAAATATATTAATATTAGGAGTGAATATGTATGTGAGTTCCATCGATACTACCGCAGATATTAAATATTATTAAAAAACAAAAATTAACAAAAAAAACTAAAATCCAAAATTATAAGGGAGAGATTAATTTACACATGTCAGAAGAAAATAAAACTAGTTTGCGTCAAGCGGATAACTTTGTAGTAATCGAAGGTACTTTATTGGAGAATCGCCTGGAAGAAACAAAAGTAAATGATAAAGAAGCAATCAATGGCGAAGTTGATATTGAAGTAAAGGAGAATGAAGTACATACTGTTTCATTCTTTAGTTACAAATATAAAAGTGATGGATCAGAAAACGGGATTTATAAAAGTCTTACTACTGTAATGAACGAATATAAATCTGTTGCCTCTCATGGACGAGAAGAAGCGGATAAAGTGCGTGTAACTGGTGGAAATATTCGTTTGAATGAATATTATGGTCAAGATGGTCAACTTCGATCTTTCCCACAGATTCAATCAAATTTTATCAATCGAGTTAAGCCAGATGAAGAGTTTAATCCAAGGGCAGAGTTTGATGTTGAAATTGTAGTTAGCAGCGCAGTTGACGAAATGAAAAATGATGAAGAAACAGGTCGAGTTATTGTAAAATCTTACATAGTGCTTTATGAAGGAAAAGTAATTCCATTTACATTTATCATGCACGAAGAAGGAGCAGATTTTGCAAGAGACAATTATGAGAAAGGTGTTACCACTCGAATCTATGGTGATATCATCAATTTCAAAGAAGTAAAAAGAACAGAGAAGCCTACAGCTTTCGGTAAACCACAAGAAAAAGTCACAACTACAACTATTCGAGAATTCTTGATTACTGGTGGTTCTGAACCTTATGACGAGGAAAATGTTAATACATATGATATTGACGTAATTAAAAAGGCATTGACCGAACGTGAAGTATACTTAGAACAATTAAAGAATAAGAAGAAAGATGATAAGAAAAGTGGGAATGGCAAGAGTGGAAACAGTAGTGCAAGCAGTAAGAAAGATGATAAAGGTGAGAAAAAAGGCTTCGATACGAAGAAAGATAAAAAGCCCCCTATCGACGACTCGGACTTGCCGTTCTAAGGAATAAAATATTGAAAAATATGATAAAGAAAGGAGGTGTTTTTCATCTCAATAAATGATCAGAAAATTAGATTAGGTATCCAGGAAGCAATGAAGGCTATTGTATTGGACAGAATGCCTACATCAAGAGAACTTAGAGATAATAATTTTACATGGCTAGATTCTTTGATAGGAAAAAGCGGAGGTCTAGTGCATTGGGCAAAGGAATTAAATTTATCAACTAAAAACAATCGAACAGAAATATTATCTGATAGCGATATTGAGAAAAGAATTGTTGAAATTATGGATGAGTTAAAGTTAGATAGAATGCCCTCAAGCAGCGAGATAAATTCATTTAGTGATGGGGGCAAACTGCATAATAGCATTACTCGTTCTTATGGCTATAGAGAATGGGCATATAAATTAAATTTGTCGCTCAAAGACTCTGAGACACAATTGGGCAATGATTACGAAGCGATCACTTGTAGTTTGTTGAGAGAAAAAGGATATCAAGTGGAAAAGATGTCCACAAATCATCCTTTTGATGTACTCATTAACAATTCTGTAAAAGTCGATGTAAAAACTGCAAGACCATCTATTTTAAGAGGTAGCAGAGTACATGCATTTGGAATTACTAAAAAACATGGGTCTTGCGATTTATACATAACGGTTGCATTGAATGAAGAAGATGAAATAGAAAAGTTTTTAATTATTCCAAGTCATCGACTTCAAGTTGTTACATTGTGCATAGGGCAAAAAAGCAAATACGATGTTTATAATCAAAGATTTGATCTGCTTGATGAGTACAGTAAATTTTTTAGTTCAGTTGGATAAGAATATACACATACATAGGGAGGAAAACAATTTAAATGTCATTTGATGTATTTAATCCACAAATTTCAACAGTTGCAAAAGGACTTGAGGGTAAAGTCATTACTGTTGTAGGTGGAAATAACTTAGGTAAAACATTGCAGGGAACCAGGCTAAAAAAGCCATTCTATATTCCATTTGAAAACGGACTGAAGGCCATTGCAGGTGTTCCTTTTGCCCCAGTAAATAAGTGGTCTGACTTTAAACAAATCACCAAACAACTCACAAAAGACCCCGAAAAGACCAAAGAATATTATCAAACTTTAATCTTTGACCAGGTAGAGGCAGCATCAAGATTTTGTATGAAATATGTTGCTAATAAATACGGTGTGGAAAGAATTAAAGAGGGTAATGATGGATTTGGTTTATGGCAAGAGTACAGTGATGAAATGTTTTTCGAAATTGATAAATTGCTTAAACTCGGACTAACTCTTTACTTTATTGCTCACACGAAACCTGATAAAAATGGAAAGGTTTATCCCAAAGGCGATGAGAGAGCGCTTAGTCCAATTATCAATAATAGTGATCTCGTTATCTTTTTGAAAAGCAATGGTACTGATGAAGAAGGTCGTGTAGTTAAATCAAGTGGTTATCTTGCTGAGACAGATGAATATTTTGCTCGTAGTCGCTTCGATTATATTGATACATATATTCCTGAGTTTACTGCTGAAAACTTAGAAAAAGTTGTTATTGAGGCTATCGAAAGACAAGAAAAAGCAGAAGGGATCAAAGCTGTCACATTTGAGAAGCAAACCGAATCTTACACTTCTGAAGAACTTGATTACGATGAACTTATGCAAAGAATCAAAGAAATTGGCGCAGAATTCAATGAACGTGATATGCTGGACGAATTAACTGAAGTTGTTGAGAAGCACCTGGGAGTAGGAAAACGTGTAACCCAATGCAAAAAGAATCAAGTTGAAGTAATGGCAATTATCCTCGATGAATTGAAAGAAGTTTTGGAAGAAGCAAATAATAAAGATGAAGACGAAGAATAAAACAAAAAAGATAAATGGGATAGTTAATTATCAGCTATCCCATTCTTATCAAAGCAGGTGAAAAGTTGAGCAAAGATACTGTTCAATGTCGATACTGTAAGGAGCAAGTTGATAAATCAGAAGCAAAGGTAATAGGAAAATCAACATACTATCACTCCGATTGTTTGATAACAAAGCAAAAAGAAGAAGAAAAAAAACAAAAGAACGCAAATGAATTTAAAGATTTAATTGCTTATATATGTGAATTGTATAAGTTAGATGCTCCAACCGGAATGATATTGAAGCAGATTAAAGAATATCGTGAAGAACCTTATAACTACAAATTATCAGGCATCAAACTATCTCTCCAATATTTTTATGAAACAATGAACAATGAGGTTCCCAATGACGTTGGTATTGGTATTGTTCCTTATGTATATGAGGAAGCGAAAAAACATTACTTGATGAAACGAAAAGTTGAGAAAAGTATCAACGAATTTTCAGGAAACGACACTGAATTAATACTTATCGACTTACATAGGAAACGGAAACAGACAAAACAATTAATTGATATATCAACGTTGTAGGATAGAGGGTGTGATTATGATTGAGTTTAGCAGATAAATCTGCCATTATTCAGGTATTAGGATGTTTGCTACAAAATCCTTCAATATTAGGTCAAGCAAACAATTACAATCTTGTCAGAGATGATTTTCCAGAAACGTTTCACAAATTAATTTTTGCTGCTATCAATAATTTGTATCACAACGGAACAGAAAAAATTGACGCAGTCGAAATTGATGGTTTTCTTTCACATTATGACATTCAGTATAAAATTTTTAATGATAATAATGGTGTTGATTACATATATCAAATTAAAGAATTAAGTCAACTTGAAAATTTTGATTATTATTACAATCGGTTGAAAAAATATAGTTTTCTCAGGTCATGCAAAGATAAGAAAATTGATATTAATGATATATACATTGAAGATTTAATTGACCCAAAAGAAGAAGAAGAAATGCTTGAGCGATTCGACCAATATAGTTTGAATGATTTAGTTTCAATTATTGAGAAAAAAGTAGTTGAACTTAAAAGTGAATTTCAAACAAGCAAGTTATCTGGTGGTATTCAAGGAGCAGAAGGAATTGAGGAGGTCATTGCAGAATTAAGGATAAACCCTGATTTTGGCGCACCTCTATGTAGCAAATATCTTAACACCATTGTTAGAGGAGCAAGAAAGAAAAAGTTTTATTTGCGGTCATCTATTTCAGGTGGAGGAAAAACAAGATTAGCATTAGCTGATTTACTTAACATTTGTGTAGATGAAATTTATGATACTGAAACAAATGAATGGGTGTCTAATGGTAGCAAAGAAAAAGGACTGTTTATCACAACAGAGTTAACGTTTGAAGAAATTCAAGTGCCTAGTATTGCTTTTATTAGTGGTGTATCTGAGGATAAAATTCTCGATGGCAAACTAACATTTGAAGAAAATAAAAGAATCAACAAAGCTATTGAAATTTTTAAAGAATCGTACATATGGATTGAGTATTTACCTGACTTTGATTTGAATGACATAGAAAACACTATTGAAAAACATGTTATTACAAATGATGTTGGGTATGTTGTTTTTGACTACATACATAGTTCAGTAAAATTGCTATCTGAGATTACAACAAAAAGTAAAATTAATATGCGCGAAGATCAAATTTTACTCTTAATGTCCAGCAGATTAAAAGATATTTGTAATAGACATGATATTTGGTTGCTTAGTGGAACACAACTAAATGCTGATTGGCAAACACAGCAGAACTCAAATTCTGTGCGTGGTAGTAAAGCAATCATTGATAAGTGTGATTTTTTTGCTATTACACTACCAGTCACGCAGAAAGATTTAGATTCAGTTGAACCTATTCTTAGAAATGGTTTTATGAAAAAACCAAACATTGTCACATCCATTTCAAAGTTAAGAAGAGGCAAATTCAACAATACAAAAGTGTGGCAATATGTTGATCTAGGAACTTTGAGAAGTGAAGATTGTTTTGTTACATGGAATGACTTTACATTAGTTGATATTAAACCATTAGAAATCAAAACTAAAGCGATAGATTTTTAGGGAGGGTATCCCTAACAAATGATTGATAAAGATAAACTTAAAGCCAATTTAGATTTAGAAGATATACATAAAATTCTTAGAGACTTAGGCAGCAGCCAACCCAAATATGATAAAGATAACAATCCTGTGTATATCACTGTCTGTCATGGAGGAAATAAGCATAAACTTCATTATCATGAAGATAATAAAATGTTTCATTGTTATACAGGATGTGGTGGAGACAACTTTGACATTTTTGAGTTGGTTGTTCGAGCAAAAGGAACAAGAGGTCAAGAATATAGTTTTTATGATGCTGTAAAGCATGTTTCAGATGTTACAGGTAAATCATACAATACAATACCAAAGTTTGGTCGAGAACGATATGAAGAAGATGATAGAGATAAGAATAGAATTGATGATTGGAATTGGATTAATAAAATAAAAAAGAAAGAGAAGGTTAATGTTGATTTACCTGTTTATGATGAGAGAGTATTGGATGTGTTTTTGCCCTACGGTTATGAGGAGTGGGAAAGGGATGGAATTAGTTTAGAAACACAAAAGGAATTTAGGATTGGATATTATATTAAAAACGAATCAATCATCATCCCCCATTTCGACTTAAAGAATAAATTGATTGGAATTAGACAGCGTAATACACGACAAGAGGAATTGGATAATGGAAGAAAGTATACTCCTGTAACTGTTGAAAATAAATTATATAATCATCCTCTTGGAGTGAATTTATACGCATTACATAAGACTAAAAAAGCTATATCGCAGACTCGAAAATTAATGCTTTTTGAAGGAGAAAAAAATGTTCTCAAAGCACAAGACTTTTATGGGGAATTAAATTTTACTTGTGCTGTTTGTTCGAATAATATCACTAATTTTCAGAGAGATATCGCTTTATCTTTAGGAGTTGAGGAGATATTCATTGCTTTTGATAAATATAGCAGAGAGGATAATGAGGAAAGTATAAAGAAGTACCAAGATAAATTATTAGGATTTGCAAAAAAGTTTACCCCTTATTGTAGGACATATATTTTGTGGGATAATGATGGGTTGTTGAATTTTAAAGATGCACCTGTAGATCAGGGGAAAAAAGTTTTTGAAAAATTGATGAAACAAAAATATGAGATAAGAACGTAAAGAAGGTGGATAAATTAATGATAAACATCCATGCCCATGCGAACCATAGTAACATTAGGGTAATCGATACGATAAATTCTATAGAATTGCTTCTTGAAACGGCTGTAAATGTAGGTTACAAGGGCATTGGATTGACGGATCATGAATCTGTTTCAGGACATATTGAAGTATTGCAAAAAGCAAAAGAAATGAAAAAAAAAGGTATAATGCCATCGGACTTCAAAATTATTCTAGGTAACGAACTTTATCTCGTCAATTCCTTAGAGGAAGTCAGAGATAATTATAAAAGTGGAGTTACAAAATTTCCTCATTTCATTTTGCTTGCTTGTGATGCAATAGGACATCGTCAACTACGCGACTTATCATCGAGAGCCTGGGACAATAGTTTCTATACTGGACTAATGGAAAGAGTTCCAACCACAAAGACTACACTTGAATCAGTGGTTGTTGAGAATCCAGGACATTTGATTGCTTCAACAGCTTGCCTTGGATCAGAATATGCTCAATTAATTATAAAACTAAAAGAGGCAGAAGAACAAACAGACAAAGAAGCGATATCCAACATCAAGATTGAAATAGATAAATTTATCAAATGGGGGATTAATCTATTTACTAAAGATAAATTTCTAATTGAGATTCAGCCCAATCTGAGCGACGAAGGAATTTACTACAACAAAAAAGCCATTCAAATTGCAAAACATTATGGATTGCGATGGATTGTTTCAACAGATATTCATTACCCAAGACCAGAAGATAGGAAAATACATAGAGCATTTTTAAACTCGAAGGACGCAGATCGAGAAATTGACGATTTTTATGAAGCCTGTTTTGCCGCAACCGAAAAAGAAATAAAAGAAAGATTAAATTATTTGTATGAGCAAGATATTCAAATCGCAATTGACAATACAATGCTCATTGGAAATATGATAGAAGATTATGAATTGTCTCATCCTGTAGTTATTCCTAGAATTGATTTACCTGAATTTGAAGTCAGACACTTATTTAAACCTGTATACGAAAAATACGGATACATTAAAAAATTTGCTTATTCAGATGATGAACAAGATAGATATATGTTGAAATTAATTGAGGATGGCTTTGAAGCAAAAGAGAAAAATGAATCGTTAAACAAAGAAAAGTTTCATGTTATTTTGGAAAGGATTAATACAGAATTAGGGGAACTATGGGAAATTACTCTAAAATTAAATACCAACATCCCAAGTTATTACATCTCTACAAGAGAAGTTATTAATGCGATATGGGACGAAGGCAACTCAATTTGCGGAATTGCACGAGGATCTGTTACAGGATACTACGTGGCTTACTTGCTTGATATTGTTCAAATGTCAGCATTGAAATGGGGTTTACCTCATTGGAGACATTTAAGCCAGGAACGCCCAGAAATGCCAGATATAGATTTAGATTCGGAGAAAGCCAAAAGAAAACAAATATTACAGGCATTAATTAATAAATTTGGTGAAAGACGAGTGTTGAATATCTGTGCTTTTGGCAAAGAACAAAGCAGAAGTGCCGTTTTAACGTCTGCCAGAGGACTTGAAATTGATATTGATACTGCTCAATATGTTGCAAATCTAATTCCATTTGAACGTGGTGCAAATTGGCCTCTTAAAGATTGTTTGTACGGAAATGAAGAATTGGAACGCAAGCCTGTTCATGAGTTTATAAATGAAATCAATAAAATTGAAGGTTGGTTAGATGTAGCGTTAAAGATCGAGCATTTGGTAGTAAAGAGGTCTGTTCATGCGTCAGGCGTGTTCATCTTTTCAGGCGACTTCTTAGATCAGAATGCGAGAATGAAGGCTCCAAGTGGTCAATACGTAAGCCAATGGGATATGCGCAGTAGCGATGTAATGGGCTGTCATAAAGTGGACTGTCTCACAATTGAAGCCTTAGACAAGGAACATGTTGCACTCGATATGCTTGTTAAAGATGGATATATGGAATGGCAGGGTAGTCTTAGAAAAACTTATAATAAATACATTCATCCAGATGTACTCGATCATGATACTCCTGAAATGTGGAAAATGGTTGGAGAAAATAAAATACCTGATATTTTTCAATTTGATACACCTGTTGGTCTTCAAGCAGCACAAAAAGTTAAACCAACAAGTTTAGTGGAAATGGCAGTAGCCAATTCACTGATGAGACTTATGCCCGACCACGGAGAATCACCAATTGATACATACGTAAAACATAAAGATAATATTGAATTGTGGTATCAAGAAATGAGAGATTACAATCTCTCCAGTGAAGAAATTGCTGTAATGGAAGAGCATCTATTATCGATGTATGGGGTAGCTGACACCCAAGAAGTTATCATGAAATTGGCTATGGACAAGAGAATTGGTAATTTCACACTTACAGATGCTAATAAATTGCGTAAAGGCATTTCAAAAAAGATTAAAGAGATTATTGATGAAACAAAGGAAATGTTTTTTACAAAAGGCAAGAATAATGGAGCATCCGACAATTTGCTCCGATATGTTTGGGATGTACAGATTGGCAGACAGTTGGGCTACTCGTTTTCGTCAAATCATACATATCCATATTCACAAATCGGTGTGCAGGAAATGAATTTAGCCTATCATTATCCTCAAGTTTACTGGAATACCGCAGTATTAACGGTTAATGCAGGAGCAGACGAAGACAACGAGAACAACAAAGGAACAAAATACGGTAAAGTTGCTACCGCTATTGGCAATATGAAACAAAGAGGCATATCCGTGAATCTGCCTGATATCAACTCAGCAGGATTCAGTTTCACACCTGATGCAGACAATAATGCAATCATTTTTGGGTTAAAAGGTATCGTTGGAATTGGTGATGAAGCAGTCCACTCCATAATCCAGAATCGTCCATACACATCATTTATGGACTTTTATACTCGCCTAATCCAAACAAAAATAATAAAAAATGCACAAACCATCCAACTAATTAAGGCAGGTTGTTTTGACTCTTTAAGCGACAGAATGGAAACCATGAAACAATATATGCAACTCATATCAGAACCTAAAAATAAACTCACGATGGCTAATTTGAAGTCAATCATTGATTATGATTTAGTCCCAAAGGAACAAAATATATACGTTCGATTTTATAAATTTCGGGATTACATATCAAAAAATGTTTACAAAACTATCGCCAAGCCCAAAGATCGTTTATTTATTCTTGATGACATATCCACTCAATTTTATATGCAGCACTTTACCGAAAATGGCATTGTTGAAGTGGTAAATGGTCAATTAGTTATATCTGAGAAACAATTCAAAAAAGAATACGACAAGCAAATGGACATAATTAAAGAATGGTTACAATCTGATTCACTACTCGAACAATTCAATAATAAACTTGCAGAAGAATCATGGGAAAAATATGCTTCAGGAACAATTAGTGCATGGGAGATGTCAAGTCTCGGTTTCTATTACAACGAACATGAACTAATCAACGTCAATAATGACAAATACAACATTGTAAACTTTTTTGAATTACCGGAAGAACCTGAGCCATGTAGTTATTATGAGTGGAGAGGACGACAAATTCCCGAATTTGAGTTATGTCGTGTTGCAGGAACAATATTAGATAAGGATAAAGTTAGGCATACAATATCGTTGTTGACCATTTATGGAGTTGTTAATGTAAAATTGAATGCAGGACAGTTCAGTTTCTATGATCGTGTGTTGTCAGAAGTGAATGATGGCAAGAAAACAACTCTGGAGAAGTCATGGTTCTCGCGTGGTGGACGCTTGATGGTTACAGGATATCGCAGAGGAAATAATTTTGTCGCTAAGAAGTATCGTGATTCAATCTATAGCCATACAGTAGTTTTGATTGAGGACATAGAGGAGAGTGGT